GTAGACGGGAGTCGAACCCGTGTCCAACCAAATCAGTTTCCAAATACATTTTAGACTTAATAGGACTATGTTCTAAATTTTCGACTTAGGGAACGTTACATAGTAATTTTCCAAAAACTACCTAGTCTAGCTAGTTTTAATACTTCGTCACAACCAAACTAGCAAATAGCGGACGAAGACCAGAGGGGTGAAATATGATAGTCAATATCCTTATCTGGTATCAAGATATTAACCAAGTGCCTATAAGCTAGGCAGCTAAAGCTGTAACTCTATGGTTATTTGCTTTTATATTTAAACGAAAGTATTTCGGCGTTATCTTCCGTAAGTCGTATTTAGGGCTTTATTTGACCGTCGAATCCATAAACTACCCCAGAATAGAGCTTTAGATCATAGCTCCAAATAATAATTCAAATCGACTTCTTAATGAAGTCTATAACACGTACAGGATTCGAACCCATATCTCCACATTACCATAGTGGTGTTTTCCCATTTAAACTAATGTGTTACTTATATATCAAAATATTTATTCTGGTGGAACCCCTAACAGCTTTTGCCTTATTCCACATTTATTCCTACTAGCTTCATAGGATGGGCATAGTCCTTATCCCTGCTAAGGGGCGCTGTCGTTACTCGCTGAATATTTTAATATGTTCTTGTTAAGGGAGACTCATTTCAAGACCTCAACATCAGTCGGTTGAATGACTACTTACGCGCTAAGGATGTATACTATCCTTTCATCATCTTCCCACCTGGTAGCTAACCCCACTCACGGATTCCGCACATGACTACGCTCCGTCAGCGAATATTGTACCTGTCTTTGTAAAATCCTGATTTTCTCACCTGTTCAGGTTCAGTCTTGAATTAAAACCTCTGCGATCGGTCGTAACCTTTAATGCAAAGGGATTGTTCTTAAAGATTGATAGCTACGATTTTGTTTTATTTTGCGACCTCGGCTATCTGCTTGCCGCTATACTCCCACCGAGACTCGAACTCGGATCATCCAATAATCTGTTGGCATTCGCTCGGGTATAGACCGAGAGCCTTACCAATTAGGCCATGGGAGTGTAATAAAGAGGTGATTTATTTATATTCGCAGCTACACCCCGCTGCTATCACATGCCAACAATACTAGGCAGCCTACCCCACCCTCGTGTTGACTTCGAGACACCAGTTTTACAGTCTATGTTTCCAAGGACACACTGGATTTACTCTCCGCTCCGTTAAGTGAAATACAATTCTAGCGACGGCACACTAGAACCAAAACTTGACAAATTACCGAATGGCACTGACTCCACTTCGTGCGCTGTAAACAGCCCATTCTCGGCAAACTTAGGTGGAGACACTAACCTTGCCACCGCGAAGGGATAATTTATCAAGTTAACCACCAATAAGGGAGTCGAACCCTCAACACCGCGTTGCAATCGCGCCTAGACATCTCATTTGGATTTTATTTACTCCTCTTGTTGAACTCGCACTTGCGGATTGTGTTTATCTCAAAGGTCTCCATCAATGCTCTACTAGGTTATCCAATACTTATCATATCCGCATTTATGACTTTCTTGGGTGGTACTTCCGAGACTTGGTGAAAATAAATCAAATACTTAATTTTAATATTTGATTTAACTGCGAATATCGGATTCGAACCGATGACACAAGGTTTAACAGACCTCTGCTCTAACCAACTGAGCTAATTCGCAAAATTTAGAGAACACGATTAATCACTTCATATTCTCAAAGTAACAAGGATAGTTGATTAGTCCTATCGCTGAGACGTACATTTAAGTACGTTGCTCTCCTTTACATACCAACCACTACATTCAAAGCGTTGACGCTTGCTACTATAACTGCGAAGACAGGATTCGAACCTGCGATCTCTGGGTCTTGTTTTTCTCATGCGCATTCCCAACGCTTTCCCTGTTTTGAAGCTACTTCGCAATAATACTTATTGGGTTGGATTTGCACCAACATTAACCAGACTCACTTCCCATTATTCCCACTGACTAATAGGACACAAACGCTTGGAATCGAACCAAGATTAGTCTCGTATCTCACTATGTTATACCAGTCAAATATAACTTTTAGATTCACTACAATAAGTTTATATCCACCCAGAAACGTTAGATGGTGAACTGATAAGTTAAGAGCTTGTTGACTGTGCTAAGTATCAGTCTATTACTCTTAGAGCTTATATCTTTTTGATGGACATTGACTTAGCAATTCTGTCCCCGTTGACGTTAAACAGGTTGACTAAACCCGCCAATTACAAGGAACATCTAATAAGAGTCCAAGCGCCATGATTTAGGCATATATCCACATTCACTTGGTGGGTTCTCCTTGCATACCAAGGAGAATAGCTTGGGAGGGAATTGAACCCTAAACGTACGCTGGCACCCTGCCATTATCACCAAGCTCCAAACATAATACATGTATAGTTTTCGTTACTGTATTTTTACGTGCCAGTTGAAAACTGTTAATAAACGTCGCAATGCACGGGCCACGTAAGCCATTGCCGTTTTGATAGGCTCGGCAACCTCTATATAAGACCGTTTTATTTTAACGGTGACGGTGCACCCCATCATTCAACCAATTAAGAGAGGGTTGATTCTCTCGACAATAACTGTCGATTAAGGAGTCAAGCTCCACGTTAATCTGATTAATCTTTAACAAGACAGCCTCTTTCTTATCTGTCATACCTATTTCTTTTGCATTCACACGAACACCGAGGTGGGTAATTATTCTGTATTTCGAAGCCCTACGTGAGCCGTAATCAGATTTTATAAAAGAAGCATTTTACTAACAGAAGGCATAAACTGTCATTCTTCCCACTAGCGGTCAGAACTTTTTCTAGACTGCTTTTTTATTTTTCAAATACTTCCGCCAATAACTAGTATGACTTGCAATCTTGTATTTGTATTATTCAGGGTGTAGATTACCAGAGCACCCGAACCTGCAACCCGAGAATTAAACTCAGCATTAACTTAGGCAATATCTGCATCGCAGGTAGTCGCACACGCAACCATAACAATAAGAAGCGTGGCATCAATCACATTACGAGCATTAGAAACTCCTCCAGTTGTGAGTAGGATACCTCGTATAAATCACATTACTGCCATTTATACTCAAGCGCTTCAACCGACATACCTGTTGCCGATTTTCCTATTATACATATCCATATAACAGAAACACCTAGAGAGGGATTTGAACCCCCGAACCCGAAGGAACGGTTTTGGAGACCGTCGCGTTTGACCAGACTTCGCTATCTAGGTATTAATAACGTGCCATGCCAGCGCAAACACGTTATTAGATCGAATTGAAAAATGTAAAGGTATATGGAAAACATAACCTATTGAACATACGTTAGGCGTTTTTACATTCCAAACGTTTTCCGTCATTTGAAACAACCTATTGCTAGGAATTTCGGTAATGGGAATCGAACCACATATCTACACCGCACAATGTTGCTCTACCATTGAGCTATACCGAACCATATCAAGATAAGATCACACATATCTTATCTGACTAACCAATCTTTCATTCTTGGAGGTGCTTAACCAATGAAAGGAGTTCCCCAGCCCAACCACTTGGCTGGGAATAACACAAAACGGAATCGAACCGCAGTGTGCTGACAAAAGTAGATAAAAAGAAATGAAAATTTATGAATCAACAATTTTTGATTATTAAACACAGCACGCAAACGTTTAATAATTTCGGGCATTTCTGCCCTATGCGAAGCAAAGGAGTCGAACCTCTGTAAAAGACAAACATGGATGATTAAAAATTAGAAAGGTGTATTTGTATTATCAACTTAAAAGATATAGGGAGTGTGTACTTCCAAAATGTACTATTGTCTTTCCACTCTTCGCGATAGACCCACTTGGACTCGAACCAAGGTTGGTAGTTTAGAAGACTACTGTTCTATCCAGTTAAACTATAGGTCCATAATCAGGATTACTCCTGAAATGTTGAAGGATCATTTGATCTGTGTGATTTATTAACGGGTCGCAACTGCGTTGCTCCTCATCAACGATATCTATAATAACCCAAACAAAAATATTTGTCAATTGATTTACCTACAATTTAATATAAAATATTTTTGTTGTGTTCAAATAAAAGTTACTTTACCTTTTTGATCGCTATTAGAGAGGTAATATACAACAATATCTTCCATAGTCCATTGTACTTTAGGATCACCCTTTGTTAAAAGTTCATAACGATCTTTAGGGTATTCAAACGTATCCTTTGAATGTTTTTTATAGTAGTCAAGTACGAAGTTACGAAAACCATCTTCGCCATTCTCTTTGTTAAACATTTCTTTTTCAAACAATTTAATTAATGTTTTGTCCATAATAACTGGCTACCTCCTTAATATTATCTGGGTTAAATCCTGACCAAGCGTCTCCTACGCCTTCTTCGTCCAGCCATTCTACTACGGGAAAACTGTGCCACCCCTGTTCACGTAAAACTTCTAACATTGGACTATCTTGAAGAACTGTTACCTCTTTATAATCTACGCCCAGCTTATTAAACAACTTCTTAGTCATCATACAAGCAGGACAATGCTCTTTTGTATAAATTTTTACTTTAATCATTAGTCCACCCACTTAATATATCTATTCATTTTCTTCTTTACCATTACATCTGCAATCCAATCCCATGGACTCCACGTATGCGGCCATCCATCATGCAGGCGCCTGTACTGTCCTTTTGACAATACGACCTTGTGATCAGGATTATCTAAAAAGAACATTGTAATTTTAGCGTGTAATTCATTTTCAAAATCTTCTCTGCTAAAATCAATATCGCCATATAAAACATTGATTTTATCTAGTAATTCTTTATCTGTCATATATACCTCTATAGAAAAGAGCCAGCTGATTACTGGCTCATCAAATTATTGTGTAATTGTTACTTGTTTATCCCCGAAGCCAGTAACTACTTCTTGCTTACGGAACCAACCATTCTTACCAAATAATGCGTACATGTCATTCAACAAGAACACACTGTAACTAGCGAATAACGCCCAATTTGCGTCGCCCATCATAGCTGTTTGACCCCAAAGCGCAAGTGTAATTACCGATCCAAGAATCCAAAATACAAATTGTTCCTTAGCAAGGTTAAATTCAAGCAATGCCCCAGTTAGACTTACCGCCAAAGTAAGCGAATCTAAGAATAAACGTGGATCGTTTAATAATCCATATACATAGTAAATAATTCCCCATGCCACAAAGAAGAATACAATATACTTCAACCAACCCTTGAGACCGCCAATACTGTGAACCTTAATATTATCATTCCATGATGGGGACAAAATGCAGAAAATATCAAGGAACACTAAATAAAATAATTGCAACGTCATGTCAGCATAGTTATGGGCTAAATAGGCGTTAAATGCAATACAGATTGCTGATGTAGCCCCAAACCAGCCCTGAATAGCCGATTTATTACTAATTCCAACCACGCAGAGAACACTCAAATTAGCTGATAGAAAACCAATAATTGTATGTGACAACGGAACTGTTGCTGAACCTTGAATAGCCAATAGAATTTGCACAATAAAGTTAAAACCAATTAACCCCCATGAAAACTTGCTCCAACTTTTCATTTGTCCAAATAACCACTTAAAATACCCTTTGCGAAAAATATTCTTTGAATATTCTGGTAAGTGTGTCAAAACATCCTTATATTGTGTAAACATCTTTTTACATTCCCTCTTTCTTGCTTAGTAGCTTTTACCCTATTTGGGCTGCTTGTCCGAGTTTTACTCTTCTTATTTTCTTGAATATATTTTGTCGTTAATTTTAATGTAATTATCATCAAGCAACGTTACCTTATCTCCCACTTTAACCTTCTTATAGATATGCTCTGGGAGATAAACTACATTATCACCAATCTTAATCCATTTCATATGATGTTTATTTGCCGCTTCTTTAACCACCTTAGACTCTTCTTTAGCATGGTTACTATACATAATCCACCAAGGAACCCAGAAATAATGATGGTTCATTTGAGAACTAATATATGAATACGACATTGAATTAATCCCATAATAACCTCGCCAATAACTATAACTGTTCTGTTCCAATGGGTCATTTAGATTCTTATATGTACTAGATTTATACGTATTGTTCAATGCACTTTTAGTTGATTCTGTAGCCGGTAATGTTTTATTAGTTACAGCCGACGTAGACGAACTCTTTCCAACAGTGGTAACTCCATTTGATGTTGTTGATGGCATCGCAGTTGTAGTTTTATTTCCGCTGCTTACACTCGGCCTTGCGGTAGTTGTTGTAGAACTTGAAGGTCTACTAGTTGCTATTCCTCTGCTTGTCGTTGTATGAGTGGCGGTGGCATGACTACCAGTCGATACGTGTCCACCTGCTGAGGCATGACCACCAGAAGAATGAGCAATAGCATGACCCTGAATTGGTGTTAAAGTCAATAAACTCCCACACAATAAAGCTCCCAATAATATCTTTTTAATGTTCAATATATCAATCACCCTAATCTTGTTTAGCTGTAACATGACCTTTCATCGTAGGTTGATTGTACATATTATATGGTGGCCGATGAATATAATAAGCGGCACCCATCTCATGTTTATGTGTTTTAATCTGTACAAATGGTGTCTTTAAGTTTGGGTCGATAACTTCGATAAAACTATTTGCTTCACTGGTATCAAAATTTACGGTTTTAATTTTCCCACCACTGTAATATCCAAGTGTGTAATATGCGTCATCACTATCATTACTTGCACGATTTTCCAGAAAAGCTAACTTATAAGTCTTTCCTGATTGTTTTTTGGCGGTTTCATATGACATCCGATGTTGTTCTTTAACATATGTTCCACTTGGTGTTGTTGATGCCAATGCTGTAGTCGACATACCTAATACAGCTCCGCCAACTAATAATCCAACTAAACTCTTATTTTTCACCTTGTTCCTCCTTATTTGGTAATACATGAATTTTACTTACAACAATTTTCTTTGCAGGCAATCCAGTCATTTCACGCCCTGTTCTAACATTAATTGCATCAATAAACTGAACTGTCCCACTATCACCATCTACTTCCCACTGATTAGTAGGAATAATTTGAATTCCTTTATAGTAAAAATACATAGGTCCTCTATTTAACTTCACTTATCTTGTATCCTTTATGTGTTTTTACTACGCCTTCAAGACAATTTTGAATCATTGCTTTATTTAATTTATTATCGGCAACAAACTTTTCGTATTCGTTAGAGTCTAACCAAAAGATATATTCCTCATCGCCCTTTGAAAAGCGAATTCTAGGAACTCTTTTTTCAACTACAGCTTTCTTTTTTATTGCTTTCTTCTTACCTAAATCCTCAACTGGAATACTTTCAAAGTCTTCTCCAGCTTGATTACGCAAATCTACATATTGAGTATTATCAACTTTATAAGTACGAATAACTCGCATGGATTTGCCGTTATACTCTTTCATCATATTGCTTCTCCTCCCTCTTTAATAACAATCCTAAATTACTATGGTGAACAGTCTCACCAGTTTTTTTAACAGTTGATTTAAGTGACTTGGTTGATGTAAGCAAGAAACAAAGCTCACTTGCTCGGGTCAAAGCCGTATACAATAACTCCCGATTATTTAGCATGTAATGAAATGGCAATACCACAATCACACATGGAATAGTAGACCCTTGGGACTTATGAACTGTCATCGCATACCCTAGCTGGATAGTCTCAAGCTCTTTATCTTTAAGAAATACTTTACCGACTCCATCGAAATCAATAATAACCTCAACATGGCTAACGCCACCCTTGCTATTAAATTCAAGGTCTATACTTTCAACAATTCCTGTGTTCCCATTGAAAATTGGTCGATACATCTGATGATTCTCCGCTGCTGTTGCCCGATAGTTATTTGCCGTGTTAAGCACTTTATCGCCTTCACGTAGAATATAGGCATCAGCACTGTTAGCTTTGACCTTATATTGGTTCTTAGTAGGACTTTTCGGGTTAGCAATTGTTTGTGCTAAGTCATTAATACAGGCACAACCACTAACTGTCTGAGTGAGTATTTGAATATCGCTAACATCATACTTATTTAACGCCTGGGCAAAAATCCTATAAGCATCTGTGTTTAGCTTCTCTTCTTCTGCCGAATCTTCAAACACATAGCCTAGATCGTTCTTATTGCCTAGCATCGTCCAACTATCCTTAGGGCTTACTTTCGGCATCTTACCCATTCGATATTGTAATGAATGGGTGATAATTGCTGAATCCTGTGCTTGCCGGTGGATCTTAGTCAAAGAAACAGTAGGAACAATTTTAGAAGAAATGATATCTCTCATAACCCCGACCCCAATAGAATCTAATTGAGCGATATCACCGACCATAATAAATTTAGTGACATCGCCCAGAGCATTAACTAGCGCCTCAAATAAGCTATCATTAACCATTGACACCTCATCTAAGATAACTACATCAACTGGCAATGGATTTTCTTCGTGTTCAAAACCGCCAAATGGATCACCAATTCCAAGTAAACGGTGAATTGTTTGCCCTCGTTTACCTGTTAGTTGAGTAAGATTATCAGCTGCCTTCCCAGACAATGCACAGGTAGCTACCTGGTAGTCATTCTCCTGTAATACTTTAATCACGGCATTTAAGGCGGTAGATTTACCAGTACCGGCTAATCCCTGTAACATTGATACATTTTTATCAAGCATCATATTAATTGCTTCGGCCTGTTCGTCTGAGTATTTCCAACCTTGTTCTTCTTGAATTCTGTCGATAATTTTATCGCGCTCTTTATACTCAAATTTATTTTCAGAGTGAAGTAATCTCAATAGATTCTTTGCAATAGATTTTTCGGTGTTATACAAACGCTTAGTAGCTACTCTCCTTATGCAATCAACTTCATAAGCAACAAATTCGTCGCTGTCGTTAATCCATTGAAGTGTCTCTTCAACATCACAATCAAACACTTCTTGGCGAAGATATTTCATCAAATCTATTTCTTTAGTCCAGGAACTTCCATCCATAGCTAACTTATCAAAGTAATCCTTTACGAAAGCATGGACACGACGTGGATCATTAGATGGAATACCAAAATTAAGCGCCTTTTCGTCTATAGTCTTAAAACCTACTCCTGGAACATCCATAAACTCATAAGGATCTTTATTAAGTAGTTCGATAGCACCTTCCACTGAGTGAACGTGGCGTACTAATTTTCGTGTCATATTAGGGTTAAAGCCCCACTTACCAAAAGCAACGTAGGCTTCGCTATAATCTTTTTGCTCTTCATAGGCGTTAATCAACTTGTCAGCACTAACAGGTCCAATACCCTTGATAGCCATCAATTCTTTTACCCTATGCTCTTGAAAAATAGGTCGAGGATCATCAAACTGAGCATTAACAAGTACCCCTTTGGGGGAGATATCAGTAAGGAATTGCCGGAAGTCTTCTCGAGACATACCTTCAATTGGATCTCGACGCTTGCTGCTAATGTATTGATATTGCGGACCATATTTTTCATCGTTAATAAATTCACCGCGAATAATATATTCGTTCTGAGGAATGAGTGACATCTCACCCTTGAACACTACATCGCCAAAAGAATTTTTAACAATATTCCCTTCTCGTACCTCTGACACCCTCATCGTAGCAATTTTGAATAATGAATCGTTGGCGGCAAACCTTATGTGCTGAATCGAACCTACAATTTCTATTTCGGCCATTAATATTTCACCACCAGATCAAGTAATTCGAATTCGTCGGGATAATTATATGCATCTAATCTATTATTTGCTTCATAATAAATCAGAGTCTTACGGCCAGCCTCAATAAGTTTTTCTACATCTTCTTGCGTTAAATCAATATTATCTTTTAACTTCACATTAGAAGTTGTGTTTGTACGAACTAGTTCTTTTGATAATTCAGTCTTAGTTCTAAATGCTTCATCGGGTTTTGCTTTTAGTAAAAAACCAGTCATGTTGAAGTCGTTTTTTAATGTAAAAGTAAATGGCTTCTTCGACACTTCCATAGATTACGCTACCTCCTCAAGATTGAATTCAGGGTGTTGTTCCTTCCAGACATCAGTCTTATATAAATGACGACCGTTTCGCGTCACTCTATGACCTTCAAGATTAATGAATGACCGTCTACTTAGTTCAGGTGCAACTCTTAGGCCATGAGAAATACTCTTAACGAATACCGGATTATCATTATTCTTATCAGTAATCACATAACCGACTTTCGCATAGTACGCAAGACGTTGTTTTCTTAGCAGGTCATACTTAACTAATAGATTGTGCATCTTACGTACCGATAATTCTAAATCATCGGCAATTTCTTTAATCGTAACCAGTCCACGACTAATGCAATTGTTAAGCATTCTTTCTAGCCGATCATGACTATATTCGTCAAATAAATTATTTTCTTTAATATAATTGCGTATCCAAATTAAATCCGGGTTATTTTTGTCAGCCTTTCGTGACCAGCTCTCGCCAATCTTGTTATATGATTCCAAACGGTACAAATGATTGTAAAATTCGTCTGAGTATGTTTGCTTCATGCCTTCCAGCCTTTCTAAACTAAAATATTATTTTCTTGTGTTTTTATATAAAATCAATATAAAATATTTTTGTTGTGTTTAACAATATACATAATATCATACAACCCAAGTCCATGACACTAGAAAAATAAATTATTCTAAATCATTATTAATTTGTGTTTTTCCAACATCACGAATAAGATTAAGGCCGCGATCGACCTCCAGAACAACCTGTCGATTAGTCTGACCTTGTCGGTTTTTATCCCAGAAAACAATCATGTAATCATTATCTTCGTCTAACATTTCTGAGTGTCCCTTTGAGTTAACTACCTTAATAGCATTCTTCCCACTCACCTCTGATTGAGAGGCCATACGTACTAAAATCAATGACGATACTACGTCGGTAATATTCTTCGCCATTCCAATCATGCTTTGATCTAAATAACGCGCTCGTCGATTAGTCTTGGTCATCTGCGTAGTAACCCAAACATGGACGTTCAAATTACTAGGCTTAATCACGTTATATAGCTTCACCATATTCTGTTGTAATTGTAGCCAAGAACTATCGTTGACCCGACTATATGTATCGTTATCCAATTTCAATGTATCAAGGATAAAATACCGTACATCATATAATCGAGCATACTTCTTAATAAGTCGAATTGTCTTTGCCATACTAAACTCATTCATATTAACAAAACGGACTAGACCTTCTGACACCTTTCTCAAATACCATTCTTTGGCCTCGTTTAAATATTCCCATTCTTCATCGGTAAAACTACCTCGCAAGAACCTATTCTTGTTAAACATGGCACCCTTATGGCGAGCGTTAATATAAGCTGTTAGTAATCCTTGAACATATCGGCTTTTTTCTTCTTCATTAGCGATAATTAAGACAGGTTCCTCGTTGTTAATTGAACTTTGAATATGCAAAAGGGTAGTGAGAAACGTCTTCCCTACCCCCGAATTAGCAGCTAACATTGTAATATTTCCTAGTGCTAACCCGTTTTGAATTGAATCCATTAATGGACTTCCTAATGGTAGTCCTTGTGCAATACCCTCATCTGCCTCTTTAAGCATTTCATCAACATCATCAAACATTTCTTCAACTCGGTCATTTCCAAATTGAGAATCTACAAATGCCTCTGCTATAAGACCTTCTAATACTTCATTGAGGGTTTCCAGGTCCATTTCCTGGTATTTATCCCAGTTCTGCTTAATAGGAAATCCCATCTCAGTCAGTTTCATTAACGTTTTATAACGTTGCAATTCGTTGTAATAACTATCGACATTTTCTTTTTCGACAATGGCGATACCCTTTTCAATGGTTTCGTAACCACCAGCTTCTGAATATGCTTTTTGAATTTTCTCTTCTTTGGAATTTACGTAGGCACCTACGGATACTGCATCCAAAGTTTTAAGCCCACGATCCTCGACCATCTCTTTCAGCATATGATAGTAGAAACGCCACATCGAATTAGAAATATCGTTTGGATTTACAGGGTAATCAAAAAAGTAATTTGTATCACCATAAAGAGAAAAAATTAATTGACTCTCGATGATACCTCTTTGAGTTTTCAGCTCTTTATAAAAGTCAGATTTTATAATGGTATTTTCTTGTTTTACCTTTTCTGCCAATCGCCGAACCTCCTAATTATTAATAACTTTCAACCCTACCAAACTTTTCTCTTCTGAGATAAATCTATCAACTTCGCTTAATCTAAACTGTTTAAATTGAGAATCAGCAAGATAACGCTCACGTAATTCATCAAAAAAGATTGTTACATTTTCAATTGCGCTCCCTGGCATTTCTCTTATAAGCTTTAGAATCAATGGAAGCTTTAATTTTGATTTCAATAGACCTTGAAAACCAAATGAAGCCATTAATACATGTTTATGCTCTTCGATTTTTTGATCTATCCACATGTGTTTATCTTTCATTAAATAAAATCAACCTTCCGTTTCCCAGAGCCTTTGCGCTTGTAGGCGACTGTAGGCTGCTCGATCTTCTTCTCTTCCTCTTTACTAATTTTTTCTACCTTTTTCCGCTCTTTATCCAAGGCGTCCAACCTTCTCTGGATAAAATTAATGTTATTTGTCACGATTTTCATGATGTAATTAATTTCATGTTCCTCGTTCTTAAATTCAACTGTTTTCTGCGCTTTTTTTATAGCGTCATAAGAATATAAAAGCGTATAGTAGATAGTTTTGAACGAGTATCCCTGCTTATTTCCACTAACATTCGTTTTCGAAGGCTTGAATTTACCCACTCTCAATCCCAAAAGGCGTTCAACGCAATATTCTGATAAGTTATTGCCAGCAGAAAGATTCAATATTTCTGACTTAAAATACCCATAAACTTGATCCCAATCACTTTTTTCTTGTTTTTTGAACTTGATATCCTTGTGCTCTTTAAGATACTTAGGTAAGCAGTCAATATGGAATTTACGTTTATAATTTCTGCACCCTCTCTTAGTTTTTAGCGGGATTGGTTTGATTACCATATCCTCGTCATTCAATAGGTTGGCACAGTAATAACACTTTTGAACAGCCATTAGAGTTTAACCTTTCGAATTTCAAATTCATTTTGATTAACCAAAACTACGCCTTGAGAACGACTGGACTTCGCACTTATTTTTTTGCTGTACTCATCCATTCCTTTGATCGATCCAAAAGTTGCTTGGAAACGATTATCACCTACTTCTAACATTGAGAAACGATGTAAATGTCCTCCAAGAACTGCATCATAATGACGATCATATTGTTCTCCCAATTCAGCTAATGTAGTCTTTTTATTCAAGCTATTTCTATCACCATGTACAAATGCAAAGTTCCAGCCTTGTACATTAATGTCTGTAAAATAGCTATCTGTATCAATAAATTCTACGTCTGATCCTGATAATTCAATCCACATCTTAATAATCTGATTGCTAATATTTACTGCATGATCAGAATTCAAGTTAGAATTCTTGTCACCTTGCATACGATCATGGTTCCCAGCAATTCCGCGATAAGTAATTAGCTCTACATGTTGTCGAATTCGTTGGATAAAATCAATAATTAATTTTGTTACATGAACGATTTGTTCAGATAAAGTTTCTTCCGAGTCGTATAAGTTCTGATTACGCATGTAAGCATGTTCTACAATGTCACCAAGATTAACGATATCAACACTATAAACTTTATTTTCTTCGATAAGTTTAATGACTTTATCAGTATATTTAATTAATAAACCTTCAACCGCTTGTGTATCATAATAGTTTTCTGGCATATCAACATATGCACCATAATGAATGTCGGATAAACAAACGATCATTGAGCTGTTTGTATCCTGCCCAGCGTCAGGAAGAATTACTGGATTTTCTGCTAAAACAAAATCGGTCTTTTCTAACGCTGACTTAATTTCATTAATAAACAACAGATCTTTATTAGTTTGACGAACTAATCGCCGAATTACTCGACCCTGCTCTTGCGTTTCCAGCTTCTTACTATTCAATTGACCAATTGCATTCTGAATACTTTGTAACTTATTATCTGCAATCAAGTCCGCATGAGTAGTTGCATCTTTTAAACGACCAGAATCTTTTTGAAACCGTTTAATAAGCCCACGATAGTTTTCGTTAGTATCACTATCATAGAACCCTTCTTGTTCCATCATCTTCTTGTGCTTAGGCCATGAGCAACGTCTCGATGGGGACGTTTTTTGTAATTCTTCTTTTATTTCACTAGCTACATTTAAATGTTGGTGAGTAACATTAATATGTTCTCCCTTTTTATTAACATAGCTGTATTCTTTTGTAGCGATACTAATTACCCTCCATAGTTTTAGTTTTATATATGTACACGAGGAAAATCCTCGTAATTAAATATGTTATGTGTTATTAAGCTGCTACCGGTGTTTCGTCTAAAATTTTCACCTTTTGTTCATTCATATACTTAATAACCTTATTTTGTTGTTCTTTAGTTAATGCGCTTAAAGTCTTGCTTCCAGTCATCTCTTTAACTTTAGTAGCAAATTCTTGCTTCTTATCTTGACCTTCTAACAAAGATAAGAAATCTGCCACTTGATCTTCAAACGGCATTTCAGAAGTAATACTTTCTTCATATGCGACCTTGGCCTTTTTCTTATCCTTACTAAAGTCTTTAACAATAACATTACCCTTGTTGTCATCTGCTTCTAAGCGTTTGGCCCAGTTGACATACGAAGGATTTTCGATTTCGGCTCCCCGAGCATAGGTATCAGTACGGTCTTTTTCAACTACACCAAAGTACTTATTATCACGAGTAAATAATCGAAGAACCACGTCGTAATCGAATGGCGCCTTCTTTGCCATATCCGGCTTCTCGCCAGTCTTAACACGGACACCGCCACCTGCATCTTTCATTACATCTGAAGCCTGAGCAATTGACACAATATTAATTCCTTGACTTGCTAATTTAAGTTTTAAGTTCTGCAAGCGACTCGCTAATTGCTTAATCTTTCCCCATGAACGTACAGACAAATTAGCATCAAGTACATCTTTTCCCTTACGAATCGCACGAGATTCTTCAACTTCTTGAAGGGCCTCTTGAATGTTTTCGTAAATCTTAGTTTCTGAATCAATAATTAATGTCTTGAAGTCGTCCACATTTTCATCTAATTCATCAATTAAATTAGCTAAATCATCAAATGATTGGGAATCAACAATTCCTAATAAATTCTTGGCCCGTTCTGTTCCTTCGTACCACGCATACCCGTCTTCACTATCCATTGCAATTATTTTCGGGAATGAAAGACCAAAAACAGTCTTACCAACACCTGTTGGTCCGTATACTAAAATTTTCAAGCCCTTTTTACGGCTGTTAGGCTTTCGCAACATATCCAAATCCAATGCCATACAATAACTCCTTTAATTAATATCATTTCGTATTTTTGTTGTGGTTGATGAAAAATTTTTATTTAAATAAACCGCCAAACATATCATCGACGCCAGATTCTTCTTCTTCCTTGTTGTCGTCCTCATTGAATACGCTGGTATTTTCTTCAATATCTTCATCATCTTCAACAACAATCAAGGCCTCTGGAGAATACTTATCAGCCAACATGAAATCGGACTTTTCGCCATCGACGTTCATTAATGGCATCTTAAAAATAACCTTGTCAACACTGCGGTCACCAATTGTTTCTTCGTTTTCAATTTGTTCTTCGGTCATAATACCAAGTTGAATCAATTCCATAACCTGCTTACTTCGTTGAATCTTACCCGTACTCTTTTCATAACCGTGAACAATATTATTCTTAAGACCAATTTCACGAACTACGCCTTTCTTAACCTTAAAAAGCGTTTCGATAGCCTTGGTCATCATATCTACTTTTTCTTCCGTAGTTTGAATAGTAAATTGTTGTGGGAAGGCAAGCGTCTTTTTAATTTCCTTGCCATTTTCTTTGCCAATGTATTGTGGGACAAGGGCATTAACAACAATTTCGTTTCTTTCCTTTAATGTCTTTTCCCAATCTCGTGGCAACGCCGTACTTTCAAGCAAGTAGGTTTGACGCATTTCTGCCTTTTCTTCTACTTCTTCATTATCCTTACCGTCATACAAGCCAATATTTGTAATATTAAAACTACGACTGATCTTTCCATCGTAACGTTGATATTCAATATTCCCACTAACATAAATTTCTTGGCCGTCATGTAAGTGTTCGTCCATGTAATTAATAGCATCTAGCTCAGACAAGAAACGTTTTCGGATTAACTTCCCTTTTTCGTCACGTTCAAGGGCAACGTTAATAAATGAGAACTCAGCAACATTTTCAAGAGCATCTTCGTTATCACGTAGGTCCCAATCAAGTTCCATATGTTGATTAGTATCCTTGTTAAATACATGAACAACTGGCTTGCGCTTTGAGTAGCCACCCATCATTTGCACATAAATCGAATTGCTATCACCAATCTTAACTGGGAAGCCCATTCGTTTATATACCCAACCTGACTTAGATTCAGTAGTTTGTGCAGGGAATGTGTCGCTTGAAATAGAAGCTCGTCCACGAGCAGTAAAACGAGCAATTCCCGGTTTTAATTCTTTTTCTAACTTAGCCTTTGGCATTAACTAGTTCCTCCTTAGAAATTTTCTTAAATTGTAATTGTTGTTTTTCAGGATCTGTATACGAGATCAGTATTACTCCATCATTTAACTCTTCAAAGTTAAATTCCATTTCATCATCTAATCCAGCTTCTTTGCGGATAACATCAAAATTGGGAGCAATACTAATGTAGGCTGCATCAATATCCACCTTGATAATTTCTGCATCATTATCAGAAATCTTTTTCTGCTCATCCTTTAAAAGTGAGACTAGCGCACTACTAAATTCTTCAAGGCTTAATTGGTTACCTTTTTGTTTACTGCTAGATCCACGATCTGTAGCTTCATTTAAAGGTGACGTACTTGTACTTTTTTGTTCGTCACGATCTCTTCCTTCAATTCTTGAGAATCCCGCTCGAATAACTTCAAAGCCAGCCTCTTGCAATGCTTGGACTAATTTTTGGTATCTATCTTCTGCAATAGCACTCAAGAGCTCATTATCGTTATCAACACCTAAATAGGCTTTAATACCAGGAATAGCTTCTGGAGTAAGAATTTTAGTCAAATCTAATCCAACTTGTATGTCATACTTGTGTGTAAAATTACTCATGAATCAATTCCCACCATTCATTTAATTGCCGATACGTATCTTGGAGTGAACCCGAGTTATCAATAACATAAATTTCACTGAATGGATATGGTGCATTTAATTGTGTAACGAAACGTTTAGGGAATTGTTCACGGCCATATTCTTGTAAGAAATCCATTTGTCGTTCAATATTCTTTCCTAAATCTTCTTCGTTATAACCACCATCCCGATCTTTCAGTCTCTTTTTTGCGACTTCTGGGTCGGTATAAACATACAAGGGCTTAAAACCCTTTTCGATGCAGTAATGTGAATATTCTAATAATTTGCGAATATCTGGGATTATTAACGGTGTATCAATACTGCCATATTTTTCGTCAAGTAGATTAATCCACGCTTCATGACCGAAAATACTTCTGATACTTTCTCCCAAATCTTGCAGGTGATGACGCTGTACCTTGTCCCCGGCAAATTGCTCAGCTAATTCATGAATAGGTTCTCCTAATGCGTGTTTAACAGCACGGCCGTTAAACAAATTATCTTTAATATAATTTGCCACTGTATCTTTACCTGCACCACCACTAGAACCCATAATGGCTATATTTAAGATAGATATTCCTCCTTTTGATATATATTAGTATTTTTGTTGTGATTAATAATGCTCAGTTATCATATCAAAAAAGATATAAGCAAGTCATAAAATTGCATCTACCGGTAACGTTTTTTTGAAGAAACTAAAAAAAGCAGTAGTTACACTGCAAAATAACTACTGCTTGATTTTCATTAAGTTTTCTCTATCGTGATAGTACATAAGTCCACGATGCCAAATTGAGTTTGCGAATTTTTGAGAAGAAATAGCTTCTTTAATCTTATCTTCTGGATAGTCGCCAACCTCACCAAATACCTCTACAATCTCAGTCACCACGTCAGATTGATGTTCTGGTTGTAAAGTACCATATTTGGCTATCAATCTACGATTAACCAGGTCAATTATACCAGATATTCTTAATTTATTAGCGCTAACCTTTGAATCCTTACCATACACAGTTTTCCACGCCTCATTAAGTCTCTTGTTAAGAGTCCAATGTCCAAGTGGAGTTTCTTCACTACTTAAAAATTTTAATTTACGAAATAGGTAAGAGTCTTGTGTTACAGGTATAAAGTATTTGTCAGTTTGAGGACTGGCCCCTCCTCCATTCTTCACCTTAACTTCCTTTATCCCTAAATTTATCCACTCCATTTCTTTTGGAGTAAACTTAACTATTCTATCACCATATTTACCATGGACAGTTAATTCATTTCCGTTAAAGTCTTTTAGTTTAATGCGAGCAATTTCGCTATCTTCTGTTTCTCTAGCAAGATATATACCTTTAAATAGAAATAGAGCAATTAAGTTTTCTGGACTTGGCGATTCCGGCATAAAATTGTCCATAAGCTCATTATAGGTAATTAATTGTAATTTTCTAGGCTTCCATTTATGCGAGTGTAAAGCCCAATTATCTTCGATCGCTATTTTCTTGTCGTTATATTTTGATAACAGGTCATTAATTGATCGCACTAAAGTACGACAATAGCCCAATTTATTATTGACCGTCTTTTCGTTCAGTTGCTTCTCTTCAAGTAAATATTTGCGAAATTCTTTTATCTGAGCTTTATTGAATTCCCAAAATGGAATGTTATACTTTTTTTCGATTGTTTCCACATCGGTCAACGCAGCATTAGCACCTGCCGCACTTATTTCGTTATGCCGTTCTGCATAGTAATACCATGATAATTGTTTTATGTTATTCCCAATCTCATATTTAGGATTAAAAGACCTATATTTTTCAATTCGATATGTTCGGAGTTGAAGGTATTTATTTAACTTATCATTCATAAAGTTATTAAAAAACACATGGAATATAATTTCAACCTGTTCTGAATTATATTCCACTGACAATAACAATTCACTAATTTCTTTCTGATCTTTCTCCCCTAGATCATTAATTATCTCATTAAGATTACCGATTCTGTCTAATATTATCTTATTTTCCATGTTCTTCCCCTATATGCCTGTCCTAATTAATCTAAACAATTGTATTATACCTTTAGTTATAGCTTAAATCCATACATCAAATACAATTGTGTTGTTATATTAACACTTTCTTATATTATAGCAAGCAGAATAGGCTATTAATTTACCCCAACCAGATATTAGTGAATTATTTTAGTACTTTGTGTTCCTTACCAGTACGATAAACTGTATTTTCTATTTCTGGACGTGAGTGAATTAACATTAATAATTGTTCTTTTGAGAGCTTATCAATTTCTGTGTAATCATAATTGGTTGTTAGCATTGCTGCTCCAGTCATCGTTGGGTCTTGTTGTGAATGGATATATTTTTCTGTGTTCACAATACTCTCGTGATCTAGAAAATCTTTTACTAACATAATATCTTTAGTTTGGTAATAAAGAGTAGTGGCAGCTCCTGCACGCAATGAGTGTGGTGTTAATTGGTGATTTATTTTCTTACTAAATTCTCTAAGCGCATTCTTTAATGTTTCATGCGAAAGAGAGTTAAATACGAATTCATTTTTATCTCCGTTAAACAATTTTTCTTTTAACTTATTGTAATAACTCAATTCAAGATATTTAGTATTTAATTTTTTCCCTTTATCAATAACGTCTAATCGTGCAAAACGTGTTCCATCATGTGCAATGACGAATTGAAAATCTTCCCATTTGATCGAAAATGTCGCTGAAACACGGACGCCTGTTCTAAACATAAAATCTACTAATAACGCATATTTTATTCCTAACGTTTCATCGGGATCATTACGATATCTTCTCTCTTTTAAAAATTCTTTTAATTGTTCTAACTCTTCACGAGAAATTGCCTCATGGTGCTTAACGTCATTTGTCTTTAATGATTTATTTGTTAAAACGTAATTATTTAAATCGTCAATATTTACACTTTTATAAATTCCCTCCTTCTTAATCATTTTCATAAGTGAACGAACTGCTATCAAGTGACCTTTAATCGTTGAATCCTTAATGTCTTTTTCTCGTAAAGGTGCAATAAATTTATTTAATACATCACTGAACCGAAGATGATTTAGGTCATATTCGCTAATCTCAACTGGCTCTTTATTAAACACCATTTTGCTGAAAAGCGTTACTGATGTTTTGTAATTGTGAATTGTATTAGCTGTAGCCAACGAATTAATCCAAGTTAAGTATACTTCGTGCATTTCTCTTTCCATTGTAATTCCTCCATATCTCCTATAACACAATGCGGATTTTATAAATCAATACTAAAAACAGATAATTTTTATAGCACCTACAAATAAGTCAATTTCGAGCATTTAATTTTACTTACTCTTAAATAAATGATATAAAAGCTATAATAAAAAAACGGAGCCATTTAATACAGCTCCGTTTTTTCAATATCAAGTGTATAAATATTTTAATTAAATATTATAAAATCCGCATTTTATTTCGTTTTTCTTACCATTGAAATTTATATTGTTGTGGTGACAGTTGATACGTGTAAGTCTCAACTATATTTCTGTCCTTGTCGATTACATAATCTACTGTAAAGTTATTCGGATCATCACCATTGATTTTGCACCACTTAGGCCCATTCTGACCATCAAGTTTTATTTTATCTCCAGATTTCGTATGTTTTATTTTCATCCATCCTTCTTTTACTGGATAAAAGTCACTGTCATCACTTTGCTTTTTATTATAGCCATTTTTACTAGACAGCATATTGTTATAATCTTTCTTTTCATTAGAGGTTAATTTCGACTCGTCTATATTGTTATTCCCATCTACTTCGGCAACAAATTGACGATAACCAGTTCCTTTTCCGTTAAATAGAATGACAATACGCCGATTTTCTGATCTGGGACTACTTCGCAAGTATATTTTCCCCGCTAAGTCCTTATTAGTCATAGCGTGTACACTATTAGAAATAGATATAACGCCAATTCCCACAAAAACAGCAATTAGAATTCTAAAATATTTTTTCATAGTAAATTTTCTCCCATCGCTAACTATATTAAAGGTCTTGAAGTTCTTCTACATGGTCAGCTACCTTTCGATCTAAATCATTATGTTCGTCCATAAAATCATTGTAGCTTCCACTAATATTAGTAGCATGGTTGGCAAAATGTTTTACGTCTAAATATGCATTATGAAATTTCTTCTTGTCTGAATCGTCGACCGAATCATTTTTTTGAACTTTCTGATCCAAATCATGAAGATCACTAAGTTTACTATCAATATCATCTATTTCATCAGTATGGTTGTTTTGAATAGTATCAATAGCAGAATCTACATCAAAATCTTCGTCGGAATTTTCTATAGCGTCATTCCATTCTTCTCCTTCTTTTGAAGAGAGCGTTTCTACCTTATGACCAAGTGCAAAGTATTGGTTTGCAAATTCCTCTTTATCATCCTTATAATTTGATTTATCTTTCTTCTCTTGTTGTTCTTGTGCTTGTTGTTCTTGTGCGTCATCAGCGTTACTCTGAGCCATTCCTCCAAGTATAAAGGAAATCACAACTACAGCAATACTAATCCAAAAACGTTTCTTGGTTTTCTTGAACAAATCATTTTCTTTATCTTTTCTATTTTTGAACCATTTAATACCGTAAACAATCGCTACAATAAACGATACTAAAAATACCAATTCTAATAATGTTGCTAAAGTCTCCATAATATAAATATCCTCCTAAACATACAAAAATGGTCAATCAGCGTAGCTAATTGCGTCGATTGACCATTTAGTTTTAAAACTCCTTTATTTTACCAAAAATTTCTTCCGCTGAAAACGCTATATACAAAAGTCATTAATTACTTTACTAAGTTGTCTTTTAACCTTGTTGAAATCTTCTAGTCGCAATTTGTCCATTGGTAAAGAACGTACTCTTTCACGAGAATAACAATGTATTTGTGTTGCATTTACTCGACCATATATATTTGCATAGCCCTGTAAATTAACGTAACCATTAAAATAAGTCCCACCAGAAGTAATTGGTGCTACCATAAGATAATTTGTATTGCGATTATATCGATCGTTAGAAATAATTACCGCTGGATGAATACCTTCCATCTCAGTATCTATAGCTGGACTAAAGTCTAAATAGATAATATCTCCCTGTTTATACTGTACTTTACTCATAATTTTCTCCATTCTACATTGTAAAAACGTCATTTTAACGACTGCTTATTCTAAAAAGAGGATCGCCTAGAATGACGACCCCCTTTTTGGTTGATTTTATTTTTCTTTCCAATTTTTGGAGGAAAATTTCCTTCCCACCAATCAATACAAATTGCTACTAAGAAACAAATTCCGATAATAATTAAATGTCTCATCTATCATACATTCTCCTATAATTTCATATATCCTCTGGAAACAGTTAGATCAGCTAATTTAATACTAAAATTGTCAAAATAATCTCGATCATTAATACTTAAATCAGAATATGGAGTACTATCAAGCCCACCAAATGATAATTTTGAAATAATATCTTTGGTAATTTCCACACGTGTATTATTTTTATCCCAGCCAGCAGTAATATTCTCTAACCAATCATCATTTAATTCATAAGCACGAATTCCACCTTCGGGAGCAATAACGCAAAGAAAATTCTTTCCAACGTTACTATTCAAAATTTTCCCAGTTACGCCCATATAGCCACATAGGTTGCTAAAAATCTCTACTGCATCATCAATTAATGTTCTATGTTTCCACATAATTTTCTCCTCCTACATAAATAAATCTGCAATTGCTACCAATAAGCACGTTAACAATAATCCGACCTTTACAAAATTAAAGGCAAAGCCTAATTCTTCACCGATCCGATTAATTAAATTCATAATATATTTCCTCCTAAATAATAAAGACTTCATTTGAATGCTGCCTAGTTTTCTCACTAAACATAATTCAAATGAAGTCTTTTAACTTCTATTAAAATTTCTTTTGCAAAAAACGTTTTATAAAGAAAGGCCACCGTTGATATAAATTAATGGTGGTCTTGCTCTTTGATTCGACTTGAATGTTCTTTTAAGAACTTTGCTACTTTAAGCATAATTTCTTCGGTATCATCCTGTGTAGTAATACCAAGCATTAAAGCTATACCCTCATCCTTAGTAACTTTGAGATGATAATCATTTTTCATTAGGAACAGCTTTGTAGCAACGTAAGCTGTTCTTTTATTTCCATCAGAAAATATATGCTTTTTTGTAATCTTCTGCATTACATACGCGGCTTTAACCCAAATTGTTGGGTATAATTCCGCACCAAAAACAACCATCTGTGGCTGTTCAACTACTAAACTTAAACCTTCCGGGTATTGTAGCCCATAAACTCCTTCACCCGCTTTTCTAATCACTTGTTTATTTACAGTTAAAATTTCTTTTTCTGTTAAATATTCCATACTACAAATCCTTGAGAGCGTCTATTAAATCGGAGTCTTCATCGAAAATTTTATCTATCATTTTCTGTGTATCTTTACTTATACTTTCTTTCTTTTTAAATGTTATTACTCGACCATCGGAAGAAATATCTTTTTCATATTCGTCACCTGGTTGAGCGTGCATTTTTTCTTTGTCACTCTTGGTCAATCGTAAACCAAATGAATTTCCAGACTTAAAAAATTTTGAATTTTCATGAATTTCTTGCATAATATCACCTCGTAATTACATTATAGCATATTAGTGATTACAATTTCTCCAATTCTTACTTTTGTAAAAGACGTGTTTTATCTATACCTCGTAAATATTTACAATACCCATAATTTCGATAGCTTTTTCTACCCGTTCTATCATATTAGTGTCATTATCTTTCAACATGGCTAAGTCACGTTTGTAAGCTGGCAACTCTTCACTGTATGCTTCAGGCGTTAATTCCTCTTCAAGTACGTAAATTCCATAATCAATAATTTCTTGCGATGTTAATTCTAAAGTTGTGTCCATAAACTTGTCTTCAAAAATTCTTTTTCCAGCTACAGTTACCATAATAATTTCCTCCAGTTCTTACCTTTTCTAAAATATCTGTTTTACTTTGCCAA